TCCCTAGCGGGATCTATCATGTCAACCTACAAGGACACCTTGTTCAGCATAACGATGTGGTGTTTAAAAATCCTCTAAAAGGATTTAGCAAGACTCGTCGTACCTTTATTAAGATTGGTGAACGTCCTGATCCATTAACTCGTGAGAATGTTAAAATTGTAATGGGTTCTAATGGCAAGCAGTATGTTATCGAAGATGGCAAATGTTCTTGTCCAGGATTCAAGTTCCGTGGAACTTGTAAACACATTTAATTTAAAATAGCTGTTGACCTCAAATCAACTTTATAGGATAATGGCTACATAAAGTGAAATATTAATAGGAGAAATATTATGGCACATATGGTAGAAACAATGGCTTACGCAGGTGAGCTTCCTTGGCACGGTCTTGGCACGAAAGTGAACAATGACATTTCTGTAGATGATATGATGGTCGAAGCTGGTCTTGACTGGAAAGTAGTAAAGGTACCTTCTTTTGCTTCTTTCAATGGCGAGGACATTTATTCTGGCCACGATATGTTGATTAGGGAGTCTGATGGACAACCTCTTGACATGGTCAAGCAGAACTGGCATCCTGTCCAGAACGCTGACGCTTTTGAATTCTTTAGGGAGTTCGTTGAAGCTGGCGATATGGAGATGCACACTGCTGGATCTCTACAAGACGGCAAAAAAAGTTTGGTGTCTTGCAAAAGTGAAGGACGACTTCACAATTAACGGTAAGGACTTAGTTGAGTCATACTTACTTTTAACTAACCCACATATGTACGGACGAGCAGTCGATATTCGATTTACTCCAATCCGTGTTGTATGTAATAACACGTTGACTTTGTCACTTGCTCAAAAAGGTGAGTATCAAATCTCAATGAACCACAAGAAAGCGTTTGATGCTGAAGAAGCTAAATCACTTCTTGGAATTGCTAAAGGCAAAATGGAAACATACAAAGATATGGCTTCATTCCTTTCAAGCAAGCGTTACAGTGAAGAGTCATTACGTACTTACTTTGCTACAGTGTTCCCTAACCAGAACCCTAAAGTGAAAGGCGTAGGATTCAATCCAGCATCCGTTGTAGACTTTGATAAGTATGCATCTAAGAATGCTAAGACTGCAATGAATATTGTCCACACACAACCTGGAGCTAACTTTGCTGAAGGTTCATACTGGCAAGCATTCAATGCTGTAACATTCATGACAGATCATGTGATGGGTCGTGAAAATGACACTCGATTGAACAGTGCTTGGTATGGCGTTAACAAAACTAAGAAAGTTAACGCTCTTGAGTCTGCTCTAGAGTTTGCGCAAGCAGCATAAGGATTAATTTCCTTACTGGTACCCCTCTTCGGAGGGGTTTCCTGTTGACATTTAATAGTTAGGAATATATAATAGCAATATGAGTTATACAGTAGAAAATATTCTCTCGGACAGACAGGTATCAGAACTGATTAAGTTGTTTTTATCTATGCCTTCAAATCCAGCTCATCAAGACTACAATCTGTTTGATGTTGATAAGAGACATCCTACAGGCGAACAACGAGAAGGGATTGATGCGTTTGGAGCACTAGAAAAGTTTGCTGAGAGAGAACTGTATAGTCATTATTTTTTAGAGTATGGCCCAGAAGCCTTTACAAGAATGCATACTGATAATGTTGATGATGTTGGTCTTACCATGGTTACGGTACTAAAGAGCGACTGCATAGGAGGTGACACTTTGGTCCATCTTCCGTACGAGAAAAGACAACGTCCATCAAACAAGTATGCTAAAAGGGAGAAAGGGCAAGAAGCCCCAATCGACCAAAAAATAATCCCTAAAGTCGTCCAAGTTAAAGATGGGCAAACTATGATATACAAAAGAGATCTTTTGCACGGGGTTGGTCAAGTTGAAAAAGGCACACGTTTAGTTTTAGTAAGTTGGTATAAGACAAATGAGACAGATTGATCCAGGAGAAAATGGATCCCGCTTTAGCGAGATCGAACAACATTATGATTGGGGATTCGGAGTTCTTAGAAACTTTCATCCTGTATCACACACTGCTCTTGATGTAGTAGACCAATACAAGTTCGCTGAAAAGAACAAATGGTTATCTAAAAACGACGCGGCCAACTACAACAATAGGTGGCTTCAATTTACCGGAGCGTTTCAAGGTAAGACAAAACAAGTAGTAGATAAGTTAACAAAAGAGTACCAGTTTACAAACGCACATATATATGCTAACTGGATCGAAAATGGCCATAACTATGGCCGACACACAGATGAGATGGATGTAATTATATTGAACCTATGGGGCCAAACAGCCTACTGCTGTGAAAGTGTCTACGGAGATAAGGCTCACAGCTCAGCTGTGATTAATCCAGGTGATGCTATTTTTATTAGAGCAGGAACCCACCATACACCAATAATTCTAGGACAAAGAATGTCCGTTAGTTTTTCATGGGTGTAGAGTGTTGACATTATACATAGAATAAAGTATACTTACATCTTGATTTGCCGGTTGAGCTTCTGGTGTGCTCCCGGTAGCGGTAAGACTAGCAAAGAGCGGGAGGTTAGTCGGATGAATGGGCGAGGGTACCAACGAGGGGCCACATCATCACCTTTGAGGGAAGTATGTACGTATGCATCTGTAACGCTATTACTAGCAAAATGATAAAAGACGATCCGTCTATGATACTTAAAGTAGGAACTAACTGTGGCAAATGTATCGAAGAAGCCGGCCAGAAGGTCGCCAGTAAAAAAATACATGGACAGGCTAACACGACCTGCCACTCATATCGACCGGACTAAATATAATAGAAAACGGTCAAAGAAATTAGATTATGAATCAGAATGAAATAATTGAAGAATACAAAGAGCTCCATAAAGGATCAAGATTCTCAAGAGGAACTGCTCTTCTTAAACACATTCCGGAATTAACTAGACTAGCACAACTGCTTAATGTAAGCTCTGTGCTTGACTATGGTTGTGGCAAAGCTGTATTTTGGAAGACTCCAAATTGGCGAGGTATTTTTAACAACGTCATTGGTGATTTAACTCTATACGATCCCGCTGTACCAGAATTTTCCACCCCACCCCCAGACACTAGATTTGATATGGTAATATGTACCGATGTTCTCGAGCACGTTCATCCTGATCACACCGTAGAGTTTCTTGATAGGCTTTTATTATACACAAGACGTGTATTGTTTTTAAATGTATCTACAACTCTTGCTAAGAAGACTTTCAAAGATGGTACCAACTTGCACATCAATGTTAGAACAAGACACGAATGGGAAAAATTAATTAGAGAAAGACAATCTGAGCTTGGAGTTAAGAAAGCTACATTCCCTGCTGTAGTTGTTAGATACGATGAAGAGGTAAACTTTTAGTGCCAAATAATCCCCACACTCCATTTAGAGTTGACGATCCACTAGTGCCAGATTATAACGAGCACTCAATACAAGACAACTTGCATCCATTAGTTATAAATTGGAAAGGCAAGATTGGTTACGGGGACATAATTAGTCCTATATCGTATGCAATGAACTGTGCTGAAAAAAATAGCACTGATGTAATACTTAGATTTCATTGGAAGCAAGCAGAGCCAACAAAGTACAAAGAAGATGACACAGAAACAATTCAACAATGGATTGATATAACGTTTAACTTTTTAAAGAAGCCTTCTTTTTATGGTGTAAGAATTGAGCACGTATACAATTCAGAGCTTGGTTACAATCACGATAACTACGATGCAAAAGAAATGGAGATGCACAATCTACGCTTTGGCGAGTCTGGTCTCAATGATTATAATAACGGACATGCTGAGTGGAGAGACATCACTCTAGTAACAAGTATGAAACATAAACAGCTTTTGCACGAGTATGATAAAAATAAAGCGTGGAAAGATCCTCTAGCACGTACTCCTTCTGGTTATGCTTGGCCAAAGGTAGGAGAGTTAATTAAGAAAAGAGGATGGAACATTAAACACGTCCATTATGAAACACCTATGCAAGAAGTTATGAAGACTATGTTGTCTTCAAGATGCGTTATAGGGTATCATGGGGCTCATATGTGGATTGCCAGAATGCTTGGTTTACCGATGATCATTTTTAGCAAAGGGCAAATTACACAAAAGGCTTTTCCTTGGGCCATAGTTTGGGAGTATTGGAGTGATTTCCATCCAGAACTAATAGAGGAGTATATTCATAAATCGGTAGAAAAGAGGGATGAGATAATTCATGAGTACAAGTACTGGCTATCAACACCAAATATTCATAGGTTACGACAAGAGAGAAGCTAGAGCTTTTGACGTCTGTAAATACTCAATAGATCAAAGATCTGAGATAAAGACCAACAAACTTTTTAGCGAAGACATAGAAACCTACAGCAGGGATTGGGGAGAGCCTCAATCTACAGATTTTACATTTACAAGATTTTGGGTTCCTTTTTTGAGCGACTTCAAAGGATGGAGCTTTTTTGTAGATTGCGACTTTTTGTTCTTAGAAGACCCTCTTAAGATACTTGATAACATTGATGCAGACAAAGCAGTGTACGTTGTACAACATCCTGGATACATCCCTAACAGTCAAATTAAAATGGACGGAATAGCTCAACATAGAGCATACAGAAAAAACTGGGCCAGCTTTATGTTGTTTAATAATGAACATCCTAAGAACCAGAGACTCGTTCCTGAGTTCTTAAACAACCATAGGCCTGGACTAGACTTCCATCAATTAAGATGGTTAGATGACGAAGATATTGGTGCATTGCCATTAGAGTGGAATTGTTTAGATGATTATTATCTATTAGAAAATCCTAAAGCTATTCATTACACAGACGGCGGGCCTTGGTTTGATGATTACGAAAACACAACATACAGTCAACTGTGGCTAGACGAAGAAGGAGTGATGTTAAACGCTAAGGCAGCAGGTTATTAATGAAGAAGGTTAGGTGGAACGATATCACTTGTGTGATGACATGGTATGGTCAAGAAGATCATTTGTATAACCAATGTCAGTTCTATAGTTGGATGAAAGAAAAGCATGGCTATGAGCCTCGAGTTATATTTGTAAACGACGGGCATGCTGAAGGCCGTGAGTTCTTTAGAAAGACAATTGAGCTTCACAAAAGCAGATTTAACGTAATGGGTATCGATGTTATGAGAGACGTAGGATTCAATTCCCACGTATGTAGAAACATTGGTGTTAAGCATGTAAAGACAGACTGGTTGATGTTAATTGATGTCGATTGTTTTGAGTCCGTAGGCATGTATGAGTTTCTTCGATTTGAAAAGAAGCTAAACCCTAAAATGTATTATGTACCTAAAGTAGACATGGAAGCACCAGAGATAATGTCTGGTTACGAGCTCCTTTGTAAGAAAGGTATTATTAAGTATAAGACCCATCCTAACACATGGATCATGACACGTGAGGCCTTTTGGTCAACCGGCGGTTATGATATTGAATTCCAGGGTGTGAGGCACGGTGATGCGGAATTCTTTTTAGGAATTGGCCGCCCTGGTTGGAAGGAATGGGATTATGATTTGTTAAGCGATGACGACGACAAAAGAATGGTCGTAAAGATTCCTAGGAGGGATCCTTTTTACGTCAGACAAGAAACTAAAAAGCAAAGACAAGCATCACCAATTGTTAATTATATAAGAGTACGTAATCGAGATCCTTATCACAAATATAGAAAAAGGCTCTGGAACGTAAATTGGGAATATGTCTAAAAAAATTGAATTAGAAGTTTTGAGTAGCGCTGCTTTTGCTGAAGTGATAAACGATATGGTTAAAGAGTCTAAAGGACATCTCAACCACTTGGAGGCAGTGCAAGAATTTCTTCTTTCAAATGAAGAGATAGAGCCTGAAACTATTGCATCGCTTATACAGAGGAATCAAAAATTAAAAGCACTACTCTATGAGAACGCAGAAGAGTTGAACTTAGTTGAAAAAGTAAGTAAGCTACCTTTTTAAAAAGGATTATATTATGGAAGCTGTGTCATTAAGAGGCAGGATAACAACCGTGGAACCGTACGACGCATATATCAAATACCTAGCATTGAAGAGTCACTTTCAAGACAAGAACTATGACTATTTCAAGTATAACGGTAAAGTGAAAGCATGGCGTACTACATTCGACACTAGAAGAGACAAATACTTTTTCTATAAGCTAACAAAGCAGAAGGATCCAGTTGAGTTTCTTATTGCTAATTTCATTGACAGCGATGACTTTTATATCGGCGACATTAGAGAAGACAAAGCAAATGAGATTTACACTGAATATAGAAAGAGACAGCAATCATTGAGCTATGTGTTTAAGAACGACCTTAGCAAGATGAAAGAGGACTTCAATGACAACATCATTGTGCCTCAAAACTCACATCCATATCTATTAAGATTGTACATGCGCAAAGATATTTGCCTTGAGACGTTGATCTTAATTGATAGATGTGTTAAAATGTTCAAATATTGGGATAAGGAATTGAAGGATGATATTATGTGGCCTGACATAAAAATGAAAGCAACAAAATACAGCCCCTTTCTCAATGTTGACATAAATAAGTATAGAGATATCATTATCTCTAAATTTAAATAAAACGCATATAACGTCATATAACGCATATAGGAGGATACATGACAGATTCATTTGCAGCGCTTAAGCGCAATCGTACTGAGGGCTTTGATAAGCTAACTCAATCTCTAAATAAACTCAACACAAAGACTAGCGGCCCTGGTCCAGACGATCGTTTCTGGAAACCAGAAGTCGACAAGGCTGGTAATGGCTATGCTGTTATTAGATTCTTGCCAGAGTCTAATGGTGAGGACGTACCATTCGTAAGAATTTGGGATCACGGATTCCAAGGACCTGGCGGTTGGTATATTGAAAACTCATTGACCACTCTAGGTCAAAAAGATCCAGTATCAGAATACAACTCTATGTTGTGGAACTCTGGTATTGAGTCAAACAAAGATAAAGCTAGAAAGCAAAAGCGTAGACTTTCTTTCAT